GCAGGAGATAAAAAGTTTGCTGAATTGTATCCTGGACTGATGAAAGAGATCATTGCTGCTGTAAAATCCAATGCTGAAGAAATTAAAACCAATTCTGTAGACATTGTTCGTGGGGGTTATGATGTTAATGCAGCTATCGCTGAAATTAAATCCAAGTTGCCTGCGTCATATGCTTCAGAAAAAGAAAAGCCAGAAGCTGAACCGGAAGCAGAACAGGATCCAAATGATGGTCCTGGAACTTATGTTGTCACACAAACAGCGTCAGGCAAAACTGCTCGTATTCAAGGTGAAAGTCGTCAAGACATTGTTGCCAAACTAACAGCTAGATATCCAGATAGTACAGAAGCAGATTATACTATCGAAAAAGCACAAGAATAAGAACACCTACCTTAGGAACGCTTGCGTTACTTGGTGTGCCCGGCTGCTGGGCAGAACGTTATCGGAGTCGTGCCCGGGAATGGCGTTCTAAGTGAGCACTTTTATAAAGACTGTATGAAGATAGCACTATTCTTGCATCAGCCTAAGTGCTCAGTAGAATCTGGCAACGGCATTCTCCAAGCACTACAACCATACCATAGTTTCAAAATATTTACACGATGGCACCTTGACGCTGATTTCTTCGACGATGTGGACATGGTTGCGATCCCAGGCGGTATTGGAGATGCAAATAGTTTTGATCATTTGCTGGCACATAACGGCAAGCGCATTAGAGAGTTCGTTAGCCGCGGTGGCAAGTACTTAGGTATATGCATGGGAGCATATTGGGCAGCAAAAGACTACTTCAATATATTAGATGGAGTAGAAGCAGTACAATATATCACTCGCCCCAATACAGATACACGTAGACCGCATGCTAAAGCCCTGTCTGTTACGTGGCAAGGACAACAAGAAAAGATGTACTTCTACGACGGTTGCGCATTAGTGGGAGATAATACAAAATTTAAAACTGTAGCAACTTATTCTAACAACGATCCTATGGCTATTATACAAAACAATATAGGATTAATAGGATGCCATCCAGAAAGCCAACCTAGTTGGTATAATGAATATCACAGCTGGATGAAACCGCACTATCACGGTGGGAAACATCATGAATTATTACTAGATTTTGTTAACGATCTAAGTAATAAATAAACTCATGAATATAATAATTGCAATCTTAATAATGACGCATATCACAATATTATGTGTTACGTTGTACCTACACAGAAGCCAAGCACACAGAGGATTAGAATTTCACCCAATCTTAAGCCATTTTATGCGTTTTTGGTTATGGATGACCACAGGAATGACTACCAAGCAGTGGGTGGCCATACATCGCAAGCATCATCAAAACACAGATGTTGAAGGCGACCCACACAGCCCGCACATATTTGGTATTTGGCCAATGGTATTCGGTGGAGTTAAGTTTTATAATCGTGCTGGCAAAGATGCTGACATGATCATGAAATACGGAATGAGCACACCCAAAGACTGGATTGAACGTAAACTTTATACACCCCATAGCCGCCTGGGCATTCTCTTAATGCTGGTTATAGACCTCGTGTTATTTGGGCCCTGGGGATTCCTAGTGTGGGGTGTACAAATGATATGGATACCATTCTGGGCAGCAGGCTTTATCAACGGTGTCGGACATTGGTGGGGATATCGCAATGGCGAAACCAAAGACCATAGTCGCAACGTAGTTCCGTGGGGTATCTTAATTGGTGGGGAAGAACTGCACAACAATCATCACTTGGATCCGGCCAATCCTAAACTAAGCCGTAAGTGGTTTGAGTTTGATATTGGCTGGATGTGGTTTAAACTATTTGAATCAGTAAAATTAGCGAAACTTAGAACATAAAGAAAAAGCCACCCTAGGGTGGCTTTTTAACAAGTAAAATTAATTACTTCTTAACGCCGCTATTAACAAATGCGTACATCTTTTCAGCAGTTTCTAGAACTTTTTCAAGTCCTGGATGCTCTGGCATACCAACTGTAGTAACGATCTGACCAGTCTTTTCATCGCGAGTAGCGGTCATTTCCCAGCCAGAGAACTTAACGTGAAAGTCATCACTGATAAGGTCTTTAGCCATTGCTAGAATATCTGTGCGGATTTCGTAGCCGTTCTTATTGAATTTTACTTCTGGTAGCTTTGGTGTTTCAAAATTTGACATAATAATCTCCTGTGTGTTAATGTCTGTTTGCATAGATACTTATTTTTCTCTATGTACTATTATATATGCTCTGTGATTGAAAAGCAACTTATTTTTTGAACTTGTTTACTCGTTCTTTAATAAGGCTTACCACTTCGTCACTGAGCACCACTTCATAGTGGTTGTACTCAACTTCCACTAATTCCATATCAGCATGATGTTTTTGACTGCTGATAGTTACTACTCCATCGTTGGCTTCGTGCATAAAAGGGCTTTGTCCTTTTACAGTCACAATGTTAGTCCAAGGATGCTGAATCTTAATCTTACTAGCCTGCTTCATTACCCAACTGCTAGGGCCTATATCACGCATCAGTCTGCTGAATGGCAAAAAGTATTGAGCATAATCCGCTACTTCAGCGCCACCATAGGGTGTGCTTAATGTTACAGCACCGTTAACAGCGGCAGGCATCGAGTTGGCTAAATGTAAACTGTAGATGCCACCCAAACTATGTGCAACAAACACTATATTCTTATAGTTCTGCAATGTGGACTGCATGTCTTTTAGGTTATTTTCAAACCCATTGCGACTGTCGTAGTTGATGTCTAGCCCTGTGCCCAGTTTACTCTTAATATAGTTGAAGCTCTCGCTTGTGGCATTTGCTCCGTGAATGTACACCAAGTTCATGCCAATATTTATCAGGTGTTGTACAGCGTCAAGCCATAGTGATGGCAATGAAAGCCAACATAAACATCAATACTGCTCCCATAATGGGTAGCACGATGTGTATGTGTTTGACCACTGATTCTACTGGATCATGCTCGTCCATTGTACACAGCTTTGGATTCTTCTATGCGACCTTGACGAGCAAGGCTAGCCGCATAACGTGCTTGGCCAAATGCTTCTAACCATGACCAGATGGTGTTGATGATTGTTTTCATAGATAATTCCCTTTTTGAGAGTAGTTGAACTCGCGAACATAGTTTTCGAGTTGAGCGGCATCGGTAATGCCTTTGTCTGCTAGATAAGCATCTAGACTTGATTGATAGCTGCTGCCTGGAAACATTTCACTCAAACGCTCTAGCATAGCCTGCATCTTTTCTGATAGATATTTCATTTTATTTCCTGTGTGTTAAACTGCAGAGACTCATGGTTTCTACTGAGTATTTAGTCACAAGAGATTACATTTTCATTAATATGAGTGTAAAATGTTAATTTTAATCTAAATCATTGATTGGGTAAATATACAGTGAGACTTTTTTATGAAAATTAAAACCAGATCAATATTACAAGAATTAAACGAGGTTGCGGAAAGGCGGAATACAGATGCCTTAATTGAAAGCCGCGCCACTAACATTATTAATTCTGCAATTAACCTGCTAGAAAGCATTCATAAACACTATGATGCAGAACAAGCAGACGAGTTAGAGCGCCGCCTAATAAACTCTATTAAAGGTGCTGATCCAGCAAAATTTGTACGTGGTATTCGTAAAATAGTAGAGACTCAAAAACAGAATAAAAAATTGGTAGAGAGCAATGAATAACGTATTACTAGAAGGCGGCAATGTGTTTAAAGGTGCTGACAAGCAGCCCCTGACACAGCGTATTGCCACTGCAGATGTAGAAAGCACAGTGGACTACATCGAAAAGATCACAGGGCTAGACTTTACCAAAGAAAAACATCTTGATGACAAGAAACCAGTTAAGTGGCTAGGAACTACCGGTCGTAAAGAAGATGCGGACGGCACGTTTGAAAAAAACAGTTCGGGTGATCTAGACTTGTCAGTAGATGCCAATGAGGTAGACAAGAAAGAATTTGCAGATAAATTGATTGCACAATTTGGCAAAGAGAACGTTAAACTCAGTGGCGACAACGTGCATTGGAAAACTCCAATCAACGGTGATCCTGCTAACGGATTTGTGCAAGCTGACTTCATGTTCTCAGCTAATCCCAAGTTTCAACAGGGAAGTATGATTGGCGGCTCGGGTGTTTATCGTGGCGAGCATCGTCATATTGTGTTAAGCTCAATTGCTCGTGCCCGCGGCATCAAGTACAGCCCTAAACACGGATTATTAAGTGCAACCACTGACGAGTTACTGCCAAATGGCAATGACTGGAATCAGATTGCCAAACAGTTACTAGGACAAACAGCCACAGTTAAAGATATCAAAAGTGTCGATAGCATACTAGACTATATTAAAAAACTACCCAACTACGAAGAATTAATTGCAGGTGCAAGAGAAACGCTAGGCAAGCAAGGTATCGAATTACCAGAGAATGTCATATCGTTTGAAAGTGCAATGACAGGAACCCCTGCTTGGTTCCGCAACATGATGAGTAAAATAAAATGAGAGCATACGAAATTTTAACAGAAGGTGTGGCAGGTCCCAAAAAGTGTTGGCCTGGTCATAGAAAAGTAGGCACACAGCCAGGTACTGGTAAAAATGCCGGCAAGCGTGTGAACGACTGTGAAAAAATCAAAGAAGACGATGTAGAGGAAGGCTGGAAAGACAAGTTAGCAGGAGCAGCATTGGCTGGCACTATGGCGCTAGGCGCCGCCGGTGCAAATGCTAGAGTCATGCCCGGCGATGATCCCAATATCAATCGTTTAACAGGCAAGCCTATTGCAACACAACAAGCAACTGATAACGCACCTGCAAAAGCAGAAGCACCAAAAGGCTTTAGCAAAGAATATTTACAAAAGGCTGCAGATCCAAATCGTTTTGGTAGATATATGATTAGTGTTGAGAAAGCACAAGAACTCTTAAAGAATATGCAAGAAGGTGTGGCGGAAGGCAATATGGATGGTAAAGTAGCCGACATCAAAGGACAGATAGCAGAACTTGAAGCCGAACAAGAAGAAAATGAATTTGGCTCTTATGCCTATGACACGGTCAATGGTGAACTGCAATATCTTTACGCAAAACTTGATAAAGCGGAAAAAGGTGTGGCGGAAGCTGAGAAGAAAGGCCTTTACTACTATGTGAACAAGCGTAAAAAGGCAGGCACTAGTAGAGATGCTAGTCATCCCAAAGCACCTACAGCACAAGCCTGGAAAGATGCGGCTAAGACTGCAAAGAAAGAAGATCTAGAGCTAGAACAAGAATTTGATATGATTGAAGAAGTGATTGAGTACATTGCAGATCAACATGCTGTTGACGCCGAACTTGTATGGGAAGATCTATCAACGCTTACAGACGACGAGCTGTATGTTTTTGCAGTGACATCGGAGATGGTCAACGAAGATTGGCAAAAGGCCAACAAGCGAGACAAGACTGATGGTATGAGTCGAAAAGCTGTTAAGGCTTATCGCAGAGAAAATCCTGGAAGCAAGTTGAAGACTGCTGTGACAACCAAGCCCAGCAAGCTGAAAAAAGGCGGCAAGGCCTCCAAGCGCAGAAAGAGCTATTGTTCACGCAGTCGTGGACAGATGAAAATGCACAGCATTAGTTGTAGTAAAACTCCAGACAAGGCAATTTGTAAAGCAAGGCGTCGCTGGAACTGCTAATGAGAGCAAGTGAATTTATCACTGAACGAAAAAAACGTAAAAAGGGATCTAGATCTGCTGCTTACGGGCCAGGCCCTTACGGCGGCTATGGATACGACACAGGATATAGTGGCGGGGGAGACGGGGGTGGAGTAGGTGAAGACGCAATTCGAGATGTCATCTATACTAAACCTGATTTAGAAAACGAATGGCTTGAAGCAAATCGTTATCCAGAATTTCAAAAATTAGGCAAGGATCAGTGGATCAAGATTTCTCGGCAGGGTAGTGTGGCCAAGTGGTCAAGTTTAAAAGATGTCGGTAATGTTGACAGTGATTTATCTAATTTAGAACCAGAAAAAAGAAAAAGAGCGGCTGTACTGGTAAATCGTGGCAAAGTCGAACTACCTATTGTAGGTCGTTGGCCTGACGGTTATTTGGATCTAATTGCCGGTAATACT